GACCCTCTACCCTATTGCAATTCTGACGACCCTTCTCTTATGGGCGCGCGTGCCCGCGTGTATATGGGGCTCCGGGAGGGGTCTCTCCGGTCTCTCCGGTCTCCCCGCCCGATGGACGCTGGCCGAGATACCCCCCGATCCGATAGTCTGAGGACATGACAGCCGCGCCTTCCTGGACGATCCTGGTTCCGACCCTGGGGGAGCGCCGTCGCCTCTTCGAGCGGCTGATGACCGGACTGCTGCCGCAGCTCGACCCGTATACGGGCAGGGTGCGCGTGGTCGGCTGGCACAACGATGGGAGTCCGTCCCTCCCCAAGATCCGGCAAGCCATGGTCCTGGGGACCGGGACGGACTACCTCTCGTTTGTGGATGATGACGACCTCGTCAGCCCGCACTATGTGGAAGAGGTCGTCAAAGCGCTGGAGACCAAGCCCGACTACGTCGGCTTTCAGGTCCAGTGCTACTCCGACGGAGCGCCTACGGCCGTCTCCTATCACTCGCTGGAGTATCGGAGCTGGCGCAATCTGCCGACTCATTACGAGCGGGACATCTCACATATCAACCCGATCCTGTCTTCGATCGCCCGCAAGGTGGATTTCACCCGCGCCGGTAACCGGGCCGAGGACCGGGCCTGGGCAGACCAGATCCGCAGCCGCCGTCTTCTGCGGACCCAGGTCGTCATTCCCCGGATCATGTACCACTACCTCTACGCGCCCAGCGGATCCCGCTGGCAGGTACCTAAGACCATCCGCCCCGGTGAGCGCTCGGCGCTCGCCAGCCCGCACTTCACCTGGAGCCCAGATGCCTGACCTGGCCGTGATCGTCCCGACCCGGGGCCGCCCCGAGAACATCCGGCGCCTGATAGGCGCCTGGGACTTCACGAACGCGTGGGACTCGGCGGACCTCGTGCTGGTGGCCGACTCGGACGACCCCGAGATCCAGGGCTACCGCGACGTGGTGGAGCTGACCCGGCACCCGGACACCGAGGAGTGCCTGGTCCGGCTGATCGAGATGGCCGTGTGGATGCCGATGGTCCACAAGCTCAACATGGTGGCCAAGGACGTGGCCGAGGGCTGGGGCACCGAGGCGCCGCCGTTCGCCCTGGCGTTCGCCGGTGACGACCACGTACCCCAGACGATCGGCTGGGCCGCGCGGTACCTGACCGTCCTCCACGAGCTGGGCTCGGGCATGGTCTACGGGGACGACGGGTACCAGGGCCGCAAGCTCTCGACCGAGTGGGCCATCACGGCCGACGTGGTCCGGCGCCTCGGCCGGATGGTCCCGGCGCCGGTGGAGCACATGTACTGCGACAACTCGATGATGGACCTCTTCGGAGGCGCCGGTGCGCTGAAGCATCTTCCCGAGGTGCGCATAGAGCACATGCACCCGTACGCGGGCAAGGCCAAGACGGACGCCCAGTACGACCGGGTCAACCACCGGGACCAGTTTGCCAAGGACCGGCGCGCGTACGAGGGATGGAAGCACGGCGACGTCTTCCGGACCGACGTGGCCGCCATCCGCCACCTCAGGAGAGGACGCCCCGAAGTGACCAACGAACCGATTCCTGCCCGGCCCCGGGTGGCCGGATCCGCCCCGCGCCGGGTGCCGATGCGGTCCGGCCCGAGCTCGGCGCGCAAGCCGTTTCAGTCGGCCCCGGTCGAGGACTCGTCCAAGCCGCCCCGGCACTTCAAGAACGTCCGGGCGGCGACACCCGAGGACGTGATGATGGCCCTGGCCGACTTCGCTACCCAGGTCCCCGCTGACCAGGAGATCGTGGAGCTGGGCGTGTTCCAGGGCCGGACCGCTCTGCAATTGGCCTGGGGAGCAAGCCTGGGTCACGGCGCGCACGTCACGGCTGTGGACGCCTGGGACCTGGAGGGCAATACCTACGGCCCGCCGTTCACGGATCCGGACTCCCGGATCCTGGCCAGGACCAATATCGAGGGTCTGGGCTACTCGGATCAGATCACCCTGATCCAGAACTTCGCCTCGGACGAGGCTGCCCGGTACGACGGCCCGCCGGTGGGACTTCTGTTCGTGGACGACGATCACGAATACGGCGGAGCGCGCCGCGCCGTGGAGGACTGGGCACCGCACCTGGCGCCGGGTGCGCGCATCGCGGTGGACGACTACGGGCATCCTGACTGGCCCGGTGTCAAGATTGCTGTGGATGATCTCGTGGCCGAAGGTTTCCTGGAGCCGATCGAACTGTTCCACGGGGCTCTGGCCGTGACCCGTCTGTCCGTCGTTCCGCTACGCCCGACCGAGGATGAGTACGACTCGCTTCCGGTGCTCGATATCTCCGCCATCACCAGCGAGGGCGTACACCCGGCACAGGTTGACTCTCAGGTGTCAACCCAGCCGGGGCTTCGCGTGGTCGTGTCTGCCGGGGAGCTGGAGCACGTCTCCGAGGGCACCATGATCGACGACCTGAACACGACCCAGCTTCGCGCGCTGGCCAAGGTCCGGGGCATCTCACTCGGTGCCCGCAAGGACAAGCGGTCCGAGATGCTCCAGGCGCTGGCGGACGGCCGGTGAGCCCGGGTCCGCTGCCGGAACATACCGGGAACAGGATGCCGTCTGCCCCGAAGTCCCGGGCCAAGAAGAAAAGTTGTCCGTTCGAGCTGGTGACCACCGTTCCCGTGGTGATCGTCTCGCTACTGATCAAGGCGGCCTGGCGCCGGGTGCGCCGGTGAAGGTCAGCGCGAGCATCATGGGCCACCCGGACCGGGAGGCCTATGTCCGGGAGCTGGAGTCCGCGCTTGACCGGCCCGTTCCGGTCCATCTCGATCCGGACGGGCCTCCGTCCGGCAACGGGGACCGGGTCTGGAAGGTGGCGCGTGCCGCCTGGTCGATGTTCGATCCGGCGGCTGACTATCACGTGCTGATCCAGGATGATGCGCTGGTGTGCGCCGATTATCTGGCGGGCATAGAGAAGGCGCTGGAGCACATCGAACCGGGCGCCGTCCTCTCTCCATACCTCGGGACGGGCCGCACGATCCCGGCCCGCTGGGGCGTCCTGGAGAGGCTCGCCGACTCGGTCGGCGCCTCGTTCATCCGGGGGGAGCGGGTCATGTGGGGTGTGAGCCTGGCGGTCCCGGTGGCCGACCTCCCCGAGATGATCGACTGGGCGGACAAGCGTGGTGGCGTGCCGGACGATATGCGGGTTGCCGGATGGGCTAAACGTGCCAATCGTGAGGCCTGGTATTCGTGGCCGTCGCTGGTTGATCACCGGACAATTCCCAGCTTGACCAAGCACCGGGCGATGGACCGGGTAGCGCGGCGCCATCACCACGGTTCGGCACTTGAACTCCGGTGGGACGGGCCGGTGATCTCAGACCCTATGCTCCTGCGTAGGCGTGGTCCAAGATCCGGACCGAGTTCCAGCCGGAAGGTAGCCTCACTGAATACGGCCCTCTGGACCGGAAGGGCAGGGAACCGTGCGTGAGCACGCGGGTACCTCTACAGCGGGACGTCTTGTTTCTTCTTCTCGGAGGAGCGTGGGGCAGCTACATCGTGTTCACGGCGGGACCGTGGCCGCTGATGTTGATCTCGAGCGCGACCATGCTGGGACCCGGATTTCTGCGGCTCTGGCTCTCACGGCCCGGTATCGCGGACAGTCTGTCGTCGGGGCCATCGGGGCGGGGGGAGCTGTTGGGCTCCTCATCGCCTACCTCGCCAGTGCCGGACCCTGGGGCTGAGAGCGGATGAGGCGGGCGGTCAGAGAGCCGATGTCCCGTCCGGTATGGCTGGTCCTGGTCTCCTGGGGTGCGGCCGTACTGCTTATCTCGGGATTGCTTTCCGCTTGGATATGGGAGAGCAACCGCCAGCAGGCAGCGGAGAACCTCAAGGTCAAGCTGGAGCAGGACCGGGCCATGTGCGTGATGCTCGACCTGTTCACCGGCCCCCCAGAACCACCTTCCGGTCCGGAGGGTGACCGGGGCCGGGCGATCCTGAAGGCGATCAAGGGGTACCAGCAGATCCTCCATTGTGAGGATTTCTCGCTGGAAGGTCCGGTCACTCCACGGCCTCGATAGTCACCTTCTTCACCGTCCACTACGTTACAGCATTAACTGTGAAGTGGTCAACACCAAATCGGCCCCGACCTTAGGTCGGGGCCGATCTTTGCGGGCGGGTCAGATCGACTTGAGGGCCGTGATCTTGTAGCTGGCGTTAGCGCCGTTCACCAGGGTCACGCCGTAGTAGGAGCTTCCCGGGGTGTGGGCGGTGATCTCGCCGGTCACGCCCTTCCAGTTTCCCCGGGTGACGGTGATCTTCTGGCCCTTGGTGAACTCGATCATTTTCGTTCTCCCTCGCTCGCTGCTGATAGATGAACCTTACAGTCGTTGACTGTTAAGAGTCAACCTCACAGGTGTAGCTGTGAGGTATCGCACAGATTCTAGACAACCTTGAAGTCTAGACGGTAACGTAGTTCACGGTGGAGAAGGTTTACCTTCGTGGGGATGAGGGCGGCCGGACCGAACTTTTATTACGTGCCGATGCAAGTATCTGGGACTTGTCTCGTGGGAAGGCGTGCCTGTATAGTTCGGGCCAAGACCATTCCGAGAGAAGGTGAATCCGTGACGACCCAAGATGAGGCGACGGAGTTCGTGGGCTACGGGCCAGCCGCTGAGTATCTGGGCCTGAAGCGGAACACGCTCTCCAGCTACGTGGCGCGTGGTATCGGCCCCGAGGCGAATGCCGACCGGCGCGCCGAGGGTCAGTACAACCTCCCCGTGTTCACGAGGGACAGCCTGGAAGCCTGGAAGGCCGCCCGGCCCGGCCAGGGTGCGCGTACCGACCTGGCGTCGGTCGCCGCATAGAAGCTTTTCAGCCCGGCCCAGGATGCGAGAGCCCGGCCCCCTGAGGGGCCGGGCTCTCGTGCGTCTCAGTCCTGGACGGTGGCCTTCGCGTTCATCCGGCCAACGAAGAACTCGTCGCCGTCTGCGTCGATGAACCTGAGCTCCGTCGAAGTGTTCTTCATGTGGCTGGCGTTGGACCGGATCTCGGCAACAGTGTGAAAACCGGCCTTCATGAAGCTGAGACCCTTGACGACGTCCCCGACCTTGATCTCTGCGACCTGGACCTTGATCATTTTCGTTCTCCCCTGTCCGGTGTTTCCGCTTGCCTTCTGAGAACTACTTTACAGGCATGACTCTCAAGTGTCAACACTGAAGGCATGACTGTGATGTACGCCACAGGATGTTGACGCTTAACAGTCACGCCTGTAATGTTCTACCTATCAGCAGCGAGCACAACGAGCCGAGGAGAACGCGATGACCGTCAAAAGGAAGATCAACGCCAGTGAGGTTCAGACCGGGGACCGGATCATCGTGGCTCCGAGTATCGCCGATGGCCGGGTCAACATCAGCCGGACCAAGACCGGAGAGGGTGTCCACGTCGCCCGGGTCGTCAGCAAGGTCTACCTGACCGGGTCGCACCGGCGTCCGGGCGAGTACATCGTCACCACTACCTCGGGATCTTTCGGGGCCGCTCCGATCGAGACCATGTGGCTGGCGCCGGAGGATGCGCTTGGGATCAAGCGGGCGCACGCCAAAGCCCTGGCCGAGGACGCTCACCGGGCCGCCCAGATCGCCCAGGCCGAGATGGACGAGGCTACCGAGAACCAGGCCACCCCCCAGTACCGGCACTTTGCCGAGGTCACCCGGACCGCTGGCGGGTACCGCAACGCGATGGACGCCCTCCACGCCGAGGCCCCCGCCGACCCCCGCCAGTGGGCCACCGAGGGCACGGAGTACCCGTACCGGGGCGACGCCCAGGACATCGAGACCTTGCCGGACCCCGACGGCTCGAACACCCTGCCGATCCCGGCCGGTCCCTGGTTCGACCCCGAGGCCGGGGCCAGCGCGCCGGACGCCAACCGGCACCCGTCCCAGACTGGTGGCGCCGAGGACTTGACACTTAACAGTCACGCCGGTAAGGTTGTCCACATGAACAACGACGCAGCACCGACGACCGAACTCGGCCCGATCGATAAGGCGGCCATTCTGGCCAAGCCGATTGACTCGCTGATGAACAGCGGAGCTCGGGAGGCCACCGGATCTGCCGTCGTCCGGCTCCTGGAGAAGGTCTGGGCGCGGATCCGCAAGGACCACCCGGAGCTCCCGGACGTCGTGATCGTGACCGGCGCCGGGCTCCGGGGTGACAACAAGTGGGGTCACTTCCGGGCGGACGGATGGAAGGTCCGGGAGGAGGGCGCGGCCGTCAGCGCTTCGATGCACGAGATGTTCATGGCAGGGGAGACGCTGGCCAAGGGCGCGAAGCAGGTGCTCCAGACCATGTTGCACGAGGGCGCGCACACCCTGTGCCGGGTCCGGAAGATCCAGGACACCAGCCGTCAGGGCCGGTGGCACAACAAGGACTTCCGCAAGGCGGCCGAGGAGATGGGCCTTCAGCACAAGGCCAGCGTGGCGGACAAGGGCCACGGGTACGCGTTCGTCACCCTGACCGATGACACTCTGGCCCGGTACGCGGACATCCTGGCGGACCTGGACCAGGAGATTCGTCTGGTCGTCAGCCTCCCCGTCTGGATGGGCGGATCGGCCGAGGAGGACGAGACCGATGGCGGGGAGCAGATCGGCAAGAAGCCGAGAGGAGAGGCCAAGACGAACGGCAGCAACGTCAAGGCCACGTGTGGGTGCCTGGAGCCCAACATCATCAGGCTGAGCAAGAAGGTGCTGGCGCTCGAGGTGGTCCGGTGCGACGAGTGCGGCGACCTCTTCGAGGACCGGGGATGAGCGACCACGGATGTCCCCGGCGCGGATGCCCGCGCCGGGTTCCGGTCCACCTGTTCTGCTGCGTAGAGGACTGGCTCGCCCTGCCGGTAGAGGTCAGGCGGAAGATCAGCCGGACGGCAGGAATGGGCCTGCTCTCCGTCCCGCGCCGACAGGCGATCAAAGCAGCTCTGGACGCCTGGGCCGACCTCCCCGGTTGACACCTCGCAGCAATGACGGTAATGTAAGAGACGGTGGAGAAGGCCCGACATTTTGGGAGGACTGATATGGGATTTCCAACGTACGACAAGCCGAGCCTGGCCGACTTGATGGCCCAGGCGCCGGACTTGGACGCGGTCAAGCACGCGCTGATCCGGGAGGACGGCATCCGGCACGTGATGTCCGAGACCGGCGAGTCCCGGGAGATCGTGGCCGAGATGGTCGACTCCATCGACTCGATGGATCAGGAGGCCGTGCTGGAACTGACGGACGGCGAACCGACCACGCTGGCCCAGGGACTTGCCACATACATCGGGGAGCTGAACTTCCGCCTGGTCAACAGCTCGATCTCACGCAACGACACGATCATCAGAGAGCTTTCCGCCCTGCTGCTATACCCGTGGCCTGGCGTGAAGTCGGTTGATCTGCGGGTTGAGCAGGGGGACGAAGAGATCGACATTTGGGTGGGCGACCACCTAGCTGCCAGCAGCGACCACGGCGAGATCGGTCATGCGGGTATGCGGGTCTTGGGCGAGGCGGCCACTGCGATCCACGAGGCGATCGTTTCCCGGCTGACCGTCCCGTGAAGCGGGAACCGTGCCCGCGCCAGCCGTGGTGCGTGAAGGGGCTCGGCCATCCGGGCGACTGTCCGGAAACGGCTGAGGAGTCGCGAGCCCGGACCCTGGCCGACGCGCTCCGACGCTACGTGAACGACCTGGAGTCTCGGCACGGGGACTACGTCTCACCGGCCACGGTGGCCGAGGAGCTGGGAGCCGTCCTGGCCTACCCCTGGTCCGGCGAGGAGGCCCTGATCTCGCTTCATGACCCGCACTACGGGGTGGCGCTCCACCTCGTTGAGGGCGAGGACGGGGACCTGGAGATCCGGATGGGCTCGAACCGCTGGCTGGTCTACACGGCCAAGTCCGGCATCCAGGGCTGGGAGGCCGTGGAGGCCCGGCGCGTGGCCGAGGCGGTCTACCGCGCCACGCTGGCCCGTGTGATCCCAGACCGGGACCATCACGTCCAGCTCAACAGCTCGGACCGCGCGGCCCTGGTGGAGTGGCTGGAGCGGCCCAACGGGTCCATCTGGCTGGGCCGCCTGACCCTGGACGCGGCGGGTTCGGGCGTGGTCGTCCGTACCCGGCCGTTCTCCCACCAGTCGCTCCCGCGTACCGAGGTCTGACCAGCGGAAACGGCTGTCCTCCTCCCCGGTGTTGACACTTCGCAGTAGTCACGGTAAGGTTTCATCATACCGACGGAGAGAGGCACCGAGATGAAGATCCAACTCGTTGTGGAGGACCTGAGACCCATTCAGGTGGAGTACCTGAACAAGAACCTCCTGACCAGCTACGTCATCAGCCCGGAGACGGTCCGGGTGTGCGCCGTATTCGTACTGGCCGATGGGGCGGAACGGCACATGGAGATGCCGGTTGTCCAAGCGGACATCATGCTGACCCGGCTCCACCAAGTGGGGGAGTCGGCCAATATCGCCGAAGCTGCTCTCACCCCCGATGCGCTGGCCGACGTCTCGGCGCCGCTGGGCGTCCACCCGGACGGGTACGACCCGGCGTTTGCTGACCGGCTGGAGAACGGTGCGTACGGGAAATGAGGATGGTAAGCGGGCTGGACCTGTCGATCACGGCGCCAGGTGTGGCGCACACGGTGGTTGAAGGGGAGGTGTGCACCCACTTGATCAAGCCTCGTGAGAAGGGCGATCTCCGGCTTACCGAGATCTCTAGCCAGATCGTCAATTACGTGACGGGCTCGAACATCGTGCTGATCGAGGGGTACCTCAACAAGTCGATGTCCGCCGGGATCACCGGCATGGTGCACGGAGCCGTACGCGCGGCCCTGATCGAGCAGGGGCTGAGGTACGCCACGCTGCCGCCCTCCAGCCTCAAGAAGTACGCGACCGGCCGGGGCGGGGCCAGCAAGACGGACATGGCCGTCGCTGCCTTCAAGCGCGGTGGGGTCGAGTTCACCAATGACAACGAGTGTGACGCCTGGTGGCTCTGGGTCGCGGCGATGGAGTACGCGGGACAGCCGGTGTTCGACCTCCCCAAGATCCAGCGCGAAGCGCTCAGCAAGATCAAAGTGGAGGCGTAGTGAACGGGGAGAACATCAAGGCCCGGCGCCAGCAGATAGAGGCAGACGCCCCGTGCGATGGCTGCGGGGCGACCCTGGCCACCTGCAAGGCCAACCAGGGGAAGGACCCTACCGCTCCGCCCTGGTTCGGGTGCTGTGCTCGCGGTCTGGAGATGCGCCCGTGTAACCACGTGGTCAGCCGACAGGCGCTCCAGGATCTTATCCGCGAGATCGAGGACGGCGAGGTGCGGTCTGTGGATGACGTGCTGCTGGACTCGGTCAGCGAGTTCCCACGGTCCCGTTGGCGCCTTCCGCCGGTGTGCATGATCAACGACTGTGGCTGTTCTGGGGAGGAACACGCATGATGACCGTTCAGAAACACCTGGCCCGGACCGGCGGGCGGCTCGGCTGTCCGCACCCGGCGCACCGGATGGCGACCGTGGCCAAGAGTCCCGCGTCTCTCATCCTCCCCGAGTGCGCTGGTAGAGAGCTCTGGCTGGCAGCACGGCAAGAGGGGGTCGGCGGCTCCGAGGTCGGCGCGCTGGTGGGGATCTCGGAGTACGAGACTCCCTTCAGCGTGTGGAACACCAAGAAGCACGGCGGTAAGGATCTGTCAGGCCGGGCCGCGATCGAGTGGGGTCACCGGCTGGAGGATGTCGTCGCGCAGAAGACGGCTGAGGAGGTCGGCCTCACCAGCCGGTTCGCCGGTGGGCTCTGGGCTGACAGAGAGAAGCCGTTCCTGCGGGTGACGCCGGACCGGTTCGCGTGCAAGCCTCGCTCGTGGCGGGCGGAAGCCCTGATCGAGTGCAAGACGGCCGGGGATGACGAGCACTGGGCCAGCGGCACGATCACGCCGGACGGATACGGGACCGGTTCGGCGCCACTCAGTTACCAGGCACAGTGCCAGTGGCAGATGGGCATCATCGGTCTCCCCGTGGCGTACCTGGGCTGCCTGGTCCTGGGTATCGAACGGCAGTTCTTCACGGTTGAGATCAAGTTCGACAAGGACTGGTTCCGGGAGCTGGCCGACGAGGCGGAACGGTTCTGGGTGGTCAACGTGCTGGGCGACGAACCGCCGATGCATAACCTCAGGCACCCCAAGACCGAGGAGCTGCTGAAGCAGCTTCACCCGACCGTCATCACACCGTCCACCCAGCTCCCCGAGGACGCGGCCGAGTGGCTGGCCGACTACCGGTCGGCCAAGGATGCCGTGGAGGTTGCGACCCGACGCCTGGACGAGATCAAGAACTACTTTCGGATGGAAGTGGGCGACGCCGGAGCGGGCTACCTGGGGGACAAGAAGGTGGTGTCGTACCCAGAGGTGAGCTCGACCAGGATCGACGTCGAGGCACTACGCCGGGACTTCCCCGAGGTGGCCGAGAAAGTGACCGTCACCGGCCGGTACCGGCGCATGGTGATCAGGCCTCTGAAGTGACACTCACATGTCAACGTTGCAACATTGACGTCTAGGCTGTAACGTACTCCCTGCAAGCCGATTCGGACCCCCGACCGGCGAGCGACCCGGGCGCTTCGCGGAGCCCGGCATCCTGGATAGGCAGTTGTCAGCCCTCGGTGCACCGACGGGCCACCGTGGTTCAAGTCCACGGCGGGATGCGCATGAGTGGACCGGCCTAGTCATGCAAGCCGGAGCTACTGAACGGTGGTGAAAGATCACGTGGTGACCTGTAGCTCAACGGTAGAGCTGCCCGTCCAACCCCCGGTTCGAGGTGGCGGGGGTTGGCAGGAAGGTGGAGGTTCAATTCCTCCCTGGTCTACGAGCGGTCCGAGGTTCGCCCAAGACCGGTCCGAACAACTCACGGCGGACGCCCCATGCGAACGGGGTTAAGAGGTTCGATGCACGGGGCTCCGGCAGCGCAGGAGGACGGACGTTGCGCCAACAGAGCGGGCCGGAGCCCGTACCGACAACTAACTAGCTCAACTCACAGAAAGGTGGTCCTAATGGCCACCAGCAAGACGACCGCCAAGGACGACACTGACGAGCTGTTCGACAAGATCGGGACCGGTGGAGTGACCGCTGCGGCGGATGACGACTTCGACGACCTGCTTGACGACGTCGAGGAGGACGACTCGGAAGGCTGGGTCCCGTCCGAGGTCGGCGAGGGCATCTCCGGCCTGGTCGTCAAGGTCGGCGAGACCCGCTCGGACTTCGCCAACGACGGCGAGAACCCGATGGTGCCGACCGTGACCATCCAGGTCAAGGACGGCACCAAGTACCGGGTGATCGGCTACGGCGCCGTGCTCAAGCGAGAGCTCCAGGACGCGGACCCCCAGGTTGGTGACCGTCTGGCCGTGAAGTACTTCGGCGAGAAGC